TTCTCACCACTACCGGCTTTGATACGTTGTCTTTTCTTGTGGATGTTTTCGTAGAGAGACATGATATATGGTATAACCCCGGGGGTGGTGTCTTGATTCTATAGGATGAAATCTTTTTCGTCAATACCCTCGTTAAGGATACTGAGAGAAAGGGGGTCCGGAGACCCCCATCCCTAGCTCACTTTACAGTGAAACTACGCCACGAACCAATGATTCTGGACGAAGTACCTTGCTACCGAACACGTGCAAGCCGCGAACGATATCAGAGAAAGTACCAGTGTCACGAACCACTTCGGTCTTCGCGATGTGCGAAGCAGTAGCAGTTGAAGACATGTGACCTGCCATGATTGCATTCTCGCCTGAACCCAAGCCAGTCAAAGTAACGATGTCAGTACCTGAATCGTTCAATGCAGTGGTCTTGTAGCACTTCATGCCCGCGATCATGCCTTGCATTACCAAGCCGTTACGCAGTGGAGAAGTCTGGTCGCCAGTTACCTGAACCTCTGCGAACTTAGAACCTGCTGAGAACAGAGTTTCGTAGAATGCAGGAGGAGCAACGAAGAAACGATTTTCTTCTGGTACAGACTGGTCGTCCAACGCACGAGCCATTGCCAACATGGTGTTAACAGCGATGTCACCAGTAGATACTGACAATGGAGATGCCAAAGTACCGATACCAGTTACTTGCTGTACAGATGCGCCTGACTCACCGTTGATACCCGCATTGGTTACCATTGCGTCGAGTACAGTTGCGTCATACTTACGCTTCAGAGAGTACGCGCCTGAAGAAGTAGCCAACGCTTCAAAGTTAACGTGTGACTGACGCTCTTCGATGTCGTCGATCTTGAATGCGAATGCATTAGCTTGGTCAACAACCATAGTGATCTGATCGTCTGCCAAATCTTGTGGAGATACAGTCGCACCACGAGAGTAGCTAGATACAGTGATTGTTGGTTCTTTGATGATACGTACAGTGTCACCGTAGTTTTCAATCTCACCCGCGTAATCGGTGTTGGTGATATCTTCTACTACAGAAGCACGACGGAAAAACTTCAGAACTTTCTGCGAAAAGATTTCTGGAGTAAAGTTACCATTAGGAAGGTTGGTATAACCTGATGCACTACCAAATGCCATTTTAAATTACCTTTATTGTTATTTAACGTGAATAGTCGATTCGCCCTTCAGCACGTGCAGCATCGATTTCTTTTTCGTACTTCTCGAATTGCCATGCTTTGAGCTTTCCGATCTCAGATGCTTTCCACATCTTCTTATCGGATTTTGCATCACCCACCTCACGAGACTTTGGAGCCTTGACTGTGGCTGCGGGATCAGCGTCTGCGGATTTGCGCTTTTTAGTCGTAACACCCATATCTGCTTTGTACAGATCGATGACACGAGATGCCCAGACTTAGCTCTTTGTATGCCGACTGAACTTTGAGTTCTTTCTCTTTACCTTTGAGAGAGCTAACCTCTTCCTTCAGTTCTTTCATACGGGTTTCTGCTTGCATAGAAGAAACGGTTTCTACGATTGCGTAGACATCAGGGTACTTAGCCTTGAATTCCTCCAACTCCTCAGGAGTCTTCGGTAGTTGACTAGGCGTTAGCCCACTGTCCTTACCTGCTTGTTGAGCCTCGAGTAGTTCTTGGCGTTCTGCCTTAAACTCTTCTAACTTTGCGTCATAATGACGTTTCAGGTCGTCGTAACGTTTCTTATAGTCCGTATCCGAACCTTCTTTTGGTTGTGCAAAACTCGTTGCTTCGGGAGTAGCCTCTTCTTCCTTTTCAGAGGGGTCCGCTGCTTCTTGTTCTACTTCATCATCATCTTCGTAGACTTCATCACGGTATTTACCTCGATAAAGCTGATCGTCGTTGATAGTTCCGAAAGAATCGTTCGCTTTAGTTGCGCGATGTCCGCGTTGTTTTGCCATTTTTTTCTCCTATCACACGGGGCTTCTTGGCATAAGAAGGTAGCCGCAGGTTACGGGGCTGACGGAATTGTCAGGTAGCCGTTAAAAAGATAAGCGAAGTCCGGCGGAGATATTTCCAGACTTGTCGCCCTCAATAGATAGCTCATCGCCATTCTTATTGAGTTTGTATTTTATTCGTCCGCGGTCTACGCCCTCTCCCGGCATACCGCTGACATCAACATTGAGGTCACCAAAGGTTGCGCCCATGTTATATCGGGTCATTTCAAACGCATCACCAAACATAACTTTATCGCCTGTTGGGATGTTCGCAGTACCTTTGACACTGCCTTTTTGTTTTTCGATACCGGCATTCAACCACGTATCGTCAAACTGCGAAGCCATCACCAATAACTTCACCGGCAATTTCCTGACGGTCATCTGACATTTGGAGATTGTGGAGAATAGCCTGAGGCTCTCGCTCCGCATACTTCTCAGTAGCTCTTGCTAGAGATTCCGCGAATCCGCCACCCGACATCTTAGTCCGGGGAGAGTCTCGGTGCTCCGTCTCGAATATGCCACCCTCCGTTTTTGGAAACGCGTAGCCATACTTACTACGTACTTCCTCATCAAATTCCGGAGTGCCTACCTCTGACTGCATCGGGCGGTAAGCTTTACCCTTCTGATATGCTTGGAATGCTTCCTCGAAGACTTGAAATTTTCCCGGATCGCCACCTTGTGTGATAATCGAGCGGTATACATCAATGACTTCGGTGTCAGCTACGTTATTCTGACCTTGCTCGCCACCCATCGCTGCCATCGCCATACCTTCGGCAGGATTAGCAGGTTGTTCGGGGGCTTGACCATTCTCAGCGATACGCTGCTCGGTCTCTTCCTTACCACGGTTATTAATCTTGTTGAGTTTGTCGTAGCCGATGATTTTGGCTAGGGCAGGGGGTATGAGAACTTCACCGCGGGATACAAGTAAAGATACTTGTCTTTCTTTGTTTATTTTATTTCCATCTCCAGAAATGTCAAGTCCCTGCTTCTCTGCTTCTGTGAGAGCGTCCATGATCATCGTCTTGATATCTTCTGATCCGGCAAACTCTACCGCTGCTGCATTGATAACAAACGTACCCTCTTCCACCTCGAGAGGAACATCATCCGCAACTGTCTGACCCTCTGAAACGTTCTCGGGTTGTTGTCCCATTGTTGTGGCGGTAAATCTCATCCAACTCTTCAGCGGAGTTAGCATTCTGTGGGTTCTTCAGGTATGAATCTGGGTCTTTCTGTACTTCAGCGATATCAACCACAGGAAGTGGGTTCGCTAACAGTTCATCCATTTGTTGCACTTCGCCACCTTCTCTGTAGTATGCGTAGGGATTACTCGATTGGTTGTAGTAGACGTAGTTCGGGGTTTGTTGTTGCATGAAGTAAGGGAGCAACTTTGAACGGGGCGAACCACCGGCAGAAGCAACAGACTTTTCATAGTCAGTCGTATATCCCGAACCCGCCTGTGTATATTCCTCTCCCTCGGTACCACTATCCTCGCTACCACCAATCCCGGTACCACCCGACGTAACACCAACATCCGTACTACTCGTAGGCGTGAGACCCGTACCAACAGATACACCAAAACCCAAACCGAAGTTAGCTTCACCATAACCTTGGGTTTGACCCGAAGGAAATGTTGCTGTTTTGGTATCGATAGTTGTGAAAGGAATCATTGCCGTAGCGACAGCATCCATGAGACCGTATTCACTTGTCACAGCCCCCACCTTATCGCCGGGATCACGACTAGGGTCTACGACGAAAGTATCAGGGGCTACTAAACCGATAGCCTGACCTATGTTTGTTGCTGCCGACTCGAAGAAACCCGGTTGCGCTGCTACACCATATACGTCGTTAGCAAAACCCTCCGGTGCGTTAAACTGCTGCCCCATAACTTTTGCGTAGTCGTACGCAGTCTGGGCATCTACCTCCGTAGGGTCTTCAAGATTGAGAAGATCGAACTGGTAAGATATCGAGTCGATGTCTTCAGCGGGTGCCGCAGCACTTTCTGCCCACGACATAGCTTCGTCATCATCCGCCCAGTCAGCGGGGTTGTAGTCAGTACTGTCCGTGAAACTATCGGAGGGAGTGTAATCCATATTGGATTCCATCGATGTTTCACCGGCGGCATCTGGACTCATACCCGAGCCAGAACTGGTACTGGTACTGGTAGTATCGGTTGCCCCGGTTTCACCCGCAGCCGCAGGGCTCATGCCGGAACCTGAACTCCCGCTGTCC